CGAAACGGCCTCCTGTCGCTATGGGGGATGGGGAACGTGAAGCGACGCCCGACTAAAGCTCGGCGACAGCTTGACGCCCGGTCATCCCCCGGCGACGGGTCGCACCATGTTTAAGGCCCTGGTGGCAGGCCAGCGCCCGAATCAACCCCGGCGACGGGTTGCCTTTGCTTCCGCGATACGCCCGATTGTGCCCGGCGACGGCGGCGGTTGCTCAAGCTTGGCTGCCAGCAGTTGAGTAAGGTCCAGCCGGAAGGCGGCTGAGTCGTCCTCTCTTGTGGCTTCCACGATCAGCCTAGCATCGACGACCGATTCCGCGATAGCCCGTTGCTTCTCGCCGCTCGTCTCCGGCACGCGGCGACTCAAACGGGCGGCGTAGAGGATGGCGGTGATGGTCGCGAGGTCGGTCACTGTTCCTGGTTCCCGCCACCGGCCAGTGCCGCCGCGCCGCCGCCCATCAGGCCAGCGAGGCCGTAGCGGCGGATAATTTCCATGGTGGCCGGATCGAAGATGACGGCATTGTGGGTGCCATCGCCCGCGCGGCGGCTGCCCTGATCTAAGTATCTGATCCCCGGAATCCCGGCGTCACGGAGTTTCTGACTGGCAATGATTTCCGCCATTTTGTCGCCGGGACGAATGCCAGACGCGATCTGTTGCCCCGCGATGTCATTGTAGGCCATCGATCCAGTCACATGCGGTTTGTCGGGCACTCCAAGGTCGCGCAGCACTTTCTGAACATCCGGGTGCTGCTCACTCAGCGGCTTGTCCCAGTGCAGGAACTTCTCGGGATCGGCGGCGACGTTGACCTCATACATGTGGCCGGGGGCAGGCGGCATTTCCGCGTTTGACTTCAATTTATCCAGAGCGGTTCGGAAACGATCCACATCGCCGGGTTGATATTGCTTCGGGTATCTCTCGGCGCTCTGTAGCGAAGTCTCCAGTTCCGTTATGGCATCCGCCCGATTGCCCATGTTCTTGTGATACATCCAGGCGGCCATATTGTCCGGGTCTTTCAGATCCATGGAACGCGTGCCCAGCATGTCGCGGTAACTCCGCGCCACGCCCTCGTTTTCCGCCACATAATGCCCGTAGCCGTATGCCTGCGCGCCCTCGCCCGTGCCGATGGCGTGATCGGAGAACGCATCGAACTGGTGCGGGGAGCCGTGATACGCTTTGATCATGCCGAGGCCGCCCGTATCGACGCCCAGCATCGGGTTCTGCATCCGCGCCGCGCCCTGCTCCGTCATGCGTCCGGTGGCGGGGTCAATGAACTGCCCAACCGGCCCCGCGTAGGTCGTCGGCTGTGGCATTCCCATGCTCTGCAACGTCTCTTCGCCGATGCGGTTGTTAACGTTCCAGATCGGCCGCGCCTGTTGTGCCTCGATCCCGGCCTTGATGGCCTGGAATTGCTGCCCCAGCGCGACGCCCCTGGGATCGAGCGTGAGCGGCCCGCGCTCCTCGCCCGGCATCATGCGATTCCACACGTCCTCGCCGTCAGCGCCCTGCTCAAAGCCTCTCAACAGCGGGCTGGGTTGTAGCGCCATTACCCGCGCCGCGCTGGCCGCGTAAGGATATCCGCGAGCGAAGGGGGGCCAGAAAATCCGTTGGTCCCCCTCGGTGCCGCTGAACGCGCGCTTGCGAGGCTTGGCGGCAGACCGGCGGCCGGTGACACACGCTGCGCCGCACCCCCCTCGGCTTCCCACTTCGCCCGCTCTTCAGCCGCGATCCTCGCCCGATACGCCGCCGGGTCGGTGCCGATTTCCTCGTGCAGTCGCGCCGTGGAGTTGGAGTCGATCATCCACTGATACGGGTGCGGCTTCGAATACAGTTCATTCCACAACCGCGGGTCGGCCTGCGTCCGCTTCTGGAAATACTCGGTCTCGGCGTCGATCGTTTCCTTGCCGTGTTTCTCCAGCGCCAGCATTTCCGACGTGTTCAGGCGCTCGTTTAGCACCACCCCGCGCATCCGCCTGGTATATCCCTCGGGATCGCGCGCCGGGTCGATCGGCTCAAGTTGCGGGGGCGGTGTGGACTGTGGCGGCGGTTTGCGCGCCTCTTCAAGCTGCTTCGCCAGCGCGTCGCGTTCCGCCTCGGCGCGGCCGGCGCGCTCAACCCAGTTCTGTCGCCGCTCACGTTCTTTCTGATACGCACTGCGCGGAACGTTGGGCTGTCCCGGTTCCGGCTCACCGGGTTCGTCGTCCTCTGGCTCCGGGGCCGACTTAGCAGCGGGCGGCTTGTCCTTGCTGCCACTGCCTCCGCTGTCCGGCGCGGCCTCTGGTGCTGCCTTGGGCTCTTGTGGCGCGGGCGTCTCAGTGGCCTCGGGTTGGGCGCCGCTGGATAAGAAGGCGTCGAGTTGGGACGGTGTTTCAGACATCAGGCCGCTCCCCGCTCACAACGTCGCGAGCGTGTTTTATCGCGTAATCCACAAAGAACTCGGCCTCCCCTTTAAGGTAACGCACGCGGTCGTTCTCTAATTTCATGGCGTGCGCCGCTATGCCGAGATCCAGTAAGTAACGCACCGACTGGATCGCGGTCATTCTATCGGGCCAATCGCGAGCCTTCAGTTCTTCAACAACTTCCCGTTGCCGTTTCGCCAACAGCCGCTCGATGGCGGCCTCGACGGTGGCTTTTTGCTTCGTGCTCATGCTGTCCCCGGCTGTTCTGGCGGCGCCAGCGCGTTGTGTCTCGCTATCAGCATGTCACCGACACGCTGCACCGCGCTCTGCCGCAGATCGCCCGCCCGCGCCTCGTCCGCCGCTGCCTTGGCGTGCCTGCCCCTGATATCGGCGTCGTTCAGCGCGGCCTGAACCTCCGGCGGGACCACGGTTCCGGGATCGCTCGGCGGGTCGGGTGGCGCGTTCATCTCGTTGTGCATCCCGTGCGTCTCGGCGATGTGATGGATGCTCGCGTGCTTGCGTTCCGCCGCCAGCGCGTTGTCGGCCGCCGCCTTGGCCCGCGTCGCCGCGGTGTCAGCCTCGGCCTTGTCCGTCGCCATCTTCTCCATGACCTGCTGTTTTTGCGCCGCCGCCTGCTGATGTTCTTTCAACATCTCGAGCAACTCGTCCTTGTTCCGCAAATTGCTGGCGGCGATCAGGATTTCCGGCGGGATCAGGCCCGGCTGCGTGCCGGCCAACTGGATCAACACCTGGAATTGCTCGGCTTGAATGCTCGGAACGTCAATTCCTTCTTCAATCGTAATGTCGATATCCATGTCCGTGATATCGTTGTCGATCCGGATCACCTGTTGCAACCGAGGATCGCCCGGCACGATCTGCATCTGTTGCATCGCCTGGGCGCGTTGCTGCTCCGGCATCGCCGCCAGTTCGTCCATCAATCGCACCGGCTGGTTGATGCCGACGTATTTCGTCGAGCCAAGATCGTCGGTTACGTGAACGAAGCGTCCGGCCGTCCAATACTGACGCGCGGCCATCCAGGCGACCTCGTAGACCGTCCTGCTCCACATCCGCAGCGTGTCGGCGATCGGCTCGTGGGTCGCCGCACCACCGGCCTGCTGCGCGAGGATGGCCCGGCCCGACAACTCGCGTGGATCGGTGCCGCTCATCGCCGCGTTCGGCCCGGACGCCTGCATTTCCGCCGTCGCGTGTTCCAGCAGCTTGAACTGGCCCTGAGCGAGTTCCCCGCCCTCCTGTATCTCGAACTTCATTCCGGGATTGACGGAAATATATCCGTCCGGCTTCGCCACTTCCCGCCGCGCCTTGTCGATATCCGCGACCGCGCCGTCTTCCGCGATGACCTGTCGCACGCTCAGAAGGTGCAGCGCCTTGCTGCGTCGTTTGTTGATCTCGTCTTGCACGGAAATCAGGTTTCGGACCATGCCGTAACGATTGTTTTCCCGATCGACGTGCGCGGACGCCATGATAAGGCCGGACGTTGAACGAGCCTTGCCGTTCAGGAATGGCGACTTCATCGGTTCAGCCAGAAAGCCGACGCGGGTCAAGGTGGAGACCCACCATTCGTTTTTTTCCTGCCAGTGCATCTGCACGATGCGCACGCGCTCGCGCTTACTGTCGCACCAGACGATATCGTGCGGCCGGTCGGAATAAGAGCCGGTCTGTGTCGCGAACGTATCGGATATCAGGTCTTCCGCGTCGGGCCACGTTTCGTATGCCTGGTCGCGGTCCAGCCAGATAACGATGCCTTTGTAGCGCGCGTCGCTAAAGTCCAGTCGTCTGCTGTGCGGGTCCCAAAACAGGCGATCGAACGGCACCTGGGTTATCGTGATGTTCGCGCCACCCCGGCCGTCGTCTTCCAGCGCCAGATCGGCGCCGCCCGCGCCCTCGACCATCAGGCTTTCATAAACGTCCGAGCGGATCAGGGGAAAGTTGTTGTCGTCGGAGATGTAACGAAGCCCCTGCGTCGCCGCGTTTGCCTTGTCCTCGTCGGTTGGATTGCGCGCGAACGCTTTCGGGTCGGTGCGCGACTTGCGCTCGAGGCCGCACATCAGCTCGACTTTATCAGCGATTTTGTTAATCGTGATCTCCGGCTGGCCACGAAGTTTCAGCGCTTCCTTTTCCGCCGAACTCCACTGATATCCGTCTTTGTAGTCACGATCGCGTTGCGACATGCGCCGCCCGTCGGCGGTCGCCATCTCGCTGTCTTCGAACCACTGGACCTGTCGCGCGTGCAGGTCGTCCAGGTCGCGCGGGTAGCGATCGTCGGCGATGCCGGGACCGCCTTTCGGGCGTGACGCCTCGGCGGCCTCGGGGTCCATCGGCGGGTCGGGATAGAGAGACTGGCTCATATCGTGGTCGCCTCCTCTTCCCGCCGCCGCGGAAGAGTGGCGTGGCGATCTCCCGGCCTACTGGCCTTCCGGCTTAGGGAACCCCGCGACCCGGAACA